ACTATAGCCAGAAACATAGACTTCAGTAGTGGTAACTGTAGTAAAACCGCTAACACTAATAGTGAAAGTCTGTCCAGGAGCCGTAGGTTGCAATAACCCAGTAACAGAAGCTGCTGTCGTAGTATACAAAGAAGCTGTCTGCGTGAAATTAGCATTACCAGAAGTAGTAAAAGCTCCGGAAGTAATTCCGGTGCCGTTAAAATAAATAGTAATAAGAAAATCACCTGGTTGTAAAAATGTGATGGTATTAACTGAAGCATTCAAAATACCACCAGTAACGGTAGGAACATTACCGTAGATGGAAAGATTAGAAGGAGACACACCACGAATATGGGCTCCTTCAGGATTTTCATTCATGATAGGCTTATAAAGGGCTACATCATAACTAACCCATAACTCTCCAAGAACCTGTCCGGATGAACCAGGTAAACCTTGAGTTGCTATCTGAAAATTCGCTAGATCGTAAAACCGATTATCTGTCCCCGAAAGGACGACAGGACCTGTTCCGCGTACATAGTAAAGATTGTTTGCCACTTGTGAAGGGGCACATTCCATAGTATGCATAATAGAACAAGAGGGTTTCGTGGAAACAGCAAACTGAGAATTCTCCATTTCAATCTTTGAGGTAAATGCGGGTTGAACCACATCATAATTAGACGCTAACACTACAGCTCCTAGAGCTCCACCGGATGTAATATCAGAAGATAAAGTTTTGAACTCAAATACGAGCCCTTCAAATTTATATTGCTGATATTGAGAAGCAATAACAGACAACCACGGAAACGTAAAATTATCACCCGGGTTGACTGTATAGGTAATATTCGTGAACGCTGTCGGAGAAGAAGGAACGACAATATCACCCAAATATTCCCTATGTTTAACGCGCGTGGACGAGCCCATTATTCCGAACGAGGGAATAGCATCTCCAGGAGGAATGATCATTGGGAATTTAGTTAAGCTATTAGACTTAACTTCATAATCACCAAAACCGACCAATCTCGAGATAGATGAACCTAGACGGGAACCAAGAGAAGACCCAATCTTAGAAAGAATAGGTCCGGAACCCGGAACTAGAGACCCTCCAGCGCTGCCAGCCATTGCACCAACTCCTCTACCAGCTCTCTCAAAAGAGCCAGGAGGAAAGATTTTGCGAAGAGCTGGAAGCACCGTGTCAGTAATATAGGCACCCTGGCCAGCAACCTGTGGTATGCTAGCGCTGGAGTTTTTCTTACGGCCACGACGATTTTTGCGTATATTTGCTTGAGACATCTGTGAAATTTTGCCACAATTGTTTATTAAATCCCGTCGGTTATTAGCCGGCTCGCTAGGAGAGGGGTCGCTACCCTGTTCTGTGGCAAGAATGCTGCTCCATAAGCGTCCCAATGAAATTAATTAGATTTAGTAATCAATGGCACAAAGCACATCGAACACTGGATCTTGTAAATAACTAGGGACGCTATTAACTGAATTCAGCAACAATTCTACGCGCAAAATATCAAAAAGTTGAATATTATAGCGCGCTACTATTGCTGAAATAGCCTCAGTTCTGTCTATCAAGACTGGACCCTCAATTCGGGGTTTCCATGATTCTTCTAGACTTGGAAGACTACCTTCTGGAATCTCCTTGCCACATCTAATGAGAGCTGCAAGGAAGGGCCCAAATATTGGATAATCGAAAGGGACATGCCCGTACGAACGACCGAGTGCATAACTACATTTCCGGTAACAATCTCGTACGAATAGTTCAGGATCCTGTCCTCGTTCTATATCGAATAGTGCTGTGGGATTTTTCAGCATTTTGCCCAATTTTATCAAAGCGGAAGGTAAGGGTAACCATATGTAAAGGTCATTCGGGCTCTTACGCCACCAACCTTTAAGGAATGTCAATTCTCCGATTTCAGAACAATCTTTAAATTTGACTTCCAGCCCTAAATCCGACGCTGATTCTACAACGTTGTCACTACGTCGAGCAATAGCATAGAGGTACATCAATGCAGTACTAACTGAATTAAGGACCGTGGTCATGGTGATACCAGTTGGCATTTGTACGCCACAATCACCATGAACGACAAGATTCTTCTTATTAATACTATATTTACTTGAACAACATTCTAACAACATGTCCAAAAACCACTCTTGCACACCCAACGCCGACAACCACAATCTAGAGGCACTGTGCGGCCCCAAATCTTGCGTATGGTCGAATTTAGATTGGTCACCTTCACCGAAGAGACTACCATGACCCAGCCGATCGGCTAATGATCCCCACGCAACGACAGAATCGTCACCTGAAACGACAATAACCGTATCGCCTGATCCAAGCAATTCGGAAACCGCAGACAATTGTGACTGCGTATATCCACTTGCGAAGACTAGTCGAACATTCACATCAAAGAAATTAACACACCTACCATCAAATAAAAAATGGAGGGCTTCCGCTACAGCACGAGCTGTAGAGGTCATTTCTGAGTGGTAACGGGGATCTAAGTTAACAATAGATCTAGGTTTCATAGATTCTATTCCACCGAAATCTTTGTTAACTGGCAAAGTCTCATTCCACTTCAACATTATATTCTTTTTCATACCGTCTAAATAGCCGTGATCAATTCGTTCACCTGCTTCTAATATTCTTCTGCCACGGCCGCCCATACGGCGGGCGCACTCTTGCAGAGATAAAAATTCAGGAAGGTCTGAACTAAAGAATCCGGAAGATATAGCCTTTTCGGCTATCCATTTCCATCGACTATGTCTAACGCTAGGTTCGTCTTTACCCACAAAAGGATCATTATGGGTCCTCCACAGCAGTGCTACCAACAAATTTTTAATATTATTGGCAGGCTGCCACAGCAACCGATGCGTGACCAAAATAGGCCACATCATATTGGTTGAAGGAAGATCCATATTATCGACTTCTACCAAACAATGGTCAAGGGAAAGTTCAACTCCATCATAAAATACGTTTAACGAACCACGCAAGTTAGGAGGAGGAATAATGACAGTGGAAGTGTAAGGCTTCAAAACGCTGCCCACGGGAATGGCAGACAAATCACACTTTACATTTTCCAAAATCAATCCTTGATCATACGCTTCAACGAAGTCATAATAGATACTACTTTTGATAGTTCGAGCTCTAGCTCTGCTAAAAAAGTTCCACCTAGCATGTATTAACATGCTGGTCAAAACACCAAACGGTCCAAAAGAATGAAGCCAATAACACAACAAATGCAATATCAGCGCAGTCAGCCCAAAAAGGCCATGACTGGCAAAATTGCTATATGTTTCAACTGCTATCGGCAAAATAGAGAGGCGTGGAAACGCAACTCTCAAAAGTTCTTCATAACACCAAGCAAACTTAACTATTCTATATTTGCTTTCAGTCATGCTGTTAAGCACGTTGCCTTGCACGTGGGCAAAAAGTTGTAAAAACTGCGCTTCGTATTTCGCAAGTCCAAGTAGGACAAACCAAATCGCGCGCAGCCATCCACGGGCAAAAAACAATCCTGCTACAACAGAAAAGATCAACGCAATCCACCCGGCATAGTTGATAAAATAATAACTATCAACTTGCTCTGGCTCGTGGACTGCTCTAGCACGTCGCAACAACCCTTCACTCTCCGAACTATTTGAACGCAAGAAGAAAAGGGTCTCGGTCAAAACTTCTCTATCTTGGTACAAAATAGCCAACCGAGTTCCAGATAAAATCTCTGAATATAGGGTGGGATATCTGTCCAAGATAACTCTCATTTGTGGATCTTTTTCAAATAGGTTGGAAACACGAATTCCAACACTGTCTAAAGACTGCCCAGTAGGGAATTTGCTTATGTAATTGGCATGAAGCAAGTTCCAAATCTTCACGTGCACCAAATGACGGCTTTCCAAATGATCTACAAATGGTAGCCAAGAAAATTTAGGTGTGCGCACAAGATTACGCTGGTCTATCAAACCACAAAACGGAGGAATATTTTTAACCGGAACTGCATTTTCAAACGACTTGACACACCGTACGACTTTATAAGGTCCCTGCATGGAAAGTTCAGCTACATCTAAACCATCAATTGATCTCTGTTTGATCCAATTGACATCCGGATGGGGGCTATACTCATTACCACCTAATTCAGGTGTAAATAGCACTCCTTCAGCGACTCTCCTCCAAGATCCTTCAATTTGATCACCAAATAAGGGATCCGTTCCAGCCCAACCTTCAAAAAGGCGGGCACACACGTACACTCTCCCAGTCGTCGTCATGTCCGCAATGCGGAGAACTTCAACGGGAGATAAGGGTGATCCATCTTCTGAAAAATAAACGTCTTGAATAATAGCAAAATCAAATTCCCCTTCAACTGGAAAGCGCTCAAGGTCAATAGACCTGGCTGCATCGCCAGCAACTGGCAAACTTGGAGAACAAACGAAATCAACCGACAACAGATCCTTAGTTTTACCCATTGATCCATTGATTTTACAATCGAAATTTTTAACAGATTTGGGATTCCACTTACGATTGCGTGGAGATCCAAACCAGTCCAATATCCGTAATTCCGTTTTACCTCTTCCCTCAACTCTCAAAACGTCGTGAATAAAATTATCACGTGAAACGCGAGAAAAAACATGAGGGTTATACTTACTATTAGTATTGATCTTATACTTAATACCACGCTGTTCACAAAACTCAACCAAACTAGTATTATTACTAGGAATATCATGAGTCAACAGACGGGCCCAGCCACTTATGTCAGTGACCACTGGCCCGCCCGGGGCAGGTGGTTCTTTCTTAAGAACAACTTCTCTCTCTGGCTTATTGACGACACTGTTGCTTGTTGAAGACAAACTCGGGGTAATAAGTCCCGGGTCGTTCAAAGGGCCAATGAAATTTCTGCGCCTTCCAGACCTACGCCGAACTTTTCCTTTCACAGTACTAGCTTTCGGTTTGATCGAAGGTGCAAGATTT